GTCAACCAGTGTTGGCTGCCTCAATCAACTTTTCATTATGTTGGTAACGGCCGTTTCGGGACGATTGGCCTGCACATCTGTGCACCAGTTGGTGTTCATAATAATAATGAACTGATTTTACGGAATTTACCCCTTCCAACCATCATTACTACTGATGGAGGTCCAGACTTTTACTGCATGACACTGTGAGAGCCATTCTTTGCCACTCTCACGTGGCACTCCACGATTAAATGAAACATATCAAATCACCCGACTCGGTTTGGCAAATCATGTTGTCCCAGTCGACACAAAGCAGCTCTGATGCTGACATGAAATTGACAAACCTGCAGTAAGATTCAAATGAATGTTTAGGTCTTTGAAAGGGCGGAGGAGGCCCATTCGTTATCATGGAGTTGTTCCAATGGGATTCATCGGAGAAACAACCAAAATCCGGTATGATGAATAGGTCAGTTTGTTGTCTGAAAAATTCCTCATACATGAGTTGGACGTCCACTGATATACCAAATAGTTCTTCAACATAGTGGCGGGCATTGGACGTGACTTCTCGCCGTTGGGGAAGTCGGTTCTCGTCAGATGGAATGTGTTCCAAATATAGGTGGTGTTTAGACTGTATCTTGCACCGGTGTGTGTACTTACGGGTAACACGAAGGACGGCATAAGAAAACTCGTCAAGTATGGGACAACCACCATATTGGTACAAATTGCACAAGGCTTTTCCCCTATAGAGAGAGAGCTGGACTGGTAGTTTTGCTCTCCCCCACTTGGCTTCCAACCAGCCAAACCGGGTCAATACCTTGCGTGGATCGGTCAAAACATTGTTCTCACCAACGGGGAATATCATACCACAGAAACTGGCCTTGGAATAGTGTTCTGGGAATTCTATCTTACAAATGAGACCAAATCTCTTGAACATTTCCGCCGTTGGATTGTTGGGAGAGTTGTGAGACACAAGATTGTCGTCACCTTCAACAATGAGAGCATAGTGATGAATGGAACAGAAAATCTCAAGTACGTACATCCATACAAACAAGCAAATGAGAGCATTGCCCAAAGCAGTGGTGACGTCGCCGGATGCTCGACAGGCTCGCATCCGGACTGAGAAATATTGGAAAGCCATCTCATTGATGGTATATAGAGCTTGAAATATGAACTGAGCAATGGTCTTGTCGGTGATGTATTTGTAGACATAATATTCTACTCGCATGAGTCTATGTCGAATACTAGCTTCAAAAGAAGTCATGTCGCCAGCAATGCACTTCTCAAATGCACAGAACATCTCCTCAATAAACGCAG